GACGATAGGCATACAAAAGACGATAGGCATACAAAAGATGATAGGCATACAAAAGACGATAGGCATACAAAAGACGCAATTCATAAAAAAGAGGTTGAAAAGGAAAAGGAACAGGTTGAAGAAAAAGAAACACCTTTTTTTATTCCACAAGAAAGAGATAAGTTATTTTGGTGTTTTTATATTTTCATACATGGCGAATACGAATATAAAATTGCTAAGAATAATTCAAATACTTTTTCTATTGAAAAGAAATGGAAATTAGATACATTAGCAAAAGTAAAAGAACAACATGTGATTGACTTTCTTAAATCAATTAAAGTAAAATCGGCTGAAATAGAAGATGAATTAATGAATAAAGAAAGATTGTCATTGAAAGGGTTACAAGTATTCAGCTTTATTTATAAATTATCTATTATGTATATTTCTGGACGCAAATATTGCGAGTTTTTATATAATAACCATTCAGCAACAATCCCTTTTGTAATTGTAAATACCGAGAATAAACAAGATAGTATTCTAAGAAAACCAGATGAAAATTATGTAAATAATATTCGTGATACATATTGGAAAATGGATAATGTAAATAAACCATTGAAATCGGCCTCCTCTTACTCATTGTCCGAATTACAAGATATTTGTAATAAAATGGGTATTTCTTTGGAGAATAATGAGACTAAAAAGAAAAAAACAATCAAAGTATTATATCAAGAATTGTTGTCACACTTTGTATAAGCGTTTTCACTACCATAAGCGTTTTCACTACCATAAGCGTTCAGCACTATCAGCACTACCATAAGCGTTCAGCACTATCATTTTACAAAAAATCATAGTGTGTAAAATTGAATAGATTTAAATATTATTATTGAAGGTATATATATACAGATGTATTCAAAACCCGTTTCTCAAAAAACATCTAATAAAAATCCATATAATAATATTAAACATATGGAGTCATTATTAGATGTATATTTAGAACACGTTAATGATTTTAATAATGATAACGATAACGATAATGATAAGGAACATGAATCTATTTCCGACCAAGAAAGAATGCCAACAGAACTTGAATTTGAAATAAAATTCGGAACTGGTAAAAATATGAAACGAATAACTCGTATGGATTATGACAATGTAATTAAACGCATATTGTCTGACGGGTTCAAGCACACAAATGAAGAAGTTCTATTGCGTATATTTCCACTTGCCGGAAGTCTTTCTAATGACCGAATAAGAATTGAAATAAATGGAGTTGGTAATGTTTCCGAGTATTGTAAAACAAATCGTTTAACCAACATACATGGCGAATACATGGCAAGAGTCATTGAAAAAAAAGATTTTAATGTGGAACGCAATGTCGCATTCGCATCACGCGTAGATTTTGAAGATTTCAATTTCAACGCATCACTCAAAACCGAAATAGAACACACCCCCGACAACACCAATTCTATATTTAACGAAGTTTCTTCTAAATGGGATAAACTCAAAAAAACATTTCGCTATATTAATCGTCATACATTTATCCACTCGCAATATCCTATGAAAATAGATATAAGCATTGTTAAAGAATCAAAACGCAGCGCCAGAGGAGGCATTCAAGCCGTCTATGATTTCGCAGAAGCAGAATTGATGACATCATCAGACCGATATGAAATTGAAATAGAATTGATGAATGACAAATTGAAAAAGCCCGACAATAAACTATACCATTCGGGTATGGTTCTTTATAAAACAATAAAAAAGACAATCACACTCATTCTTTCCGGTATCCAAAAGACAAATTATCCAGTATCTAACTCGGAACAACACAAAATCGGCCAAGAATACATGTCAGTCGTATTTGATAACAAGTATGACCCAAATGGTATGGTAATCAAGACACGCAATTTTATCGGCCCATCGTCATATACGCTTCAAATGGAAAATATGGCTATTGATTCCGATAAGAATGTTCCAAATATACGAAATAATTATACTGTAACAGACAAGGCAGACGGAGAGCGTAAATTACTATTTGTGAATGGAGCAGGTCGTATGTATTTTATAGATAGCAATATGAATATCCAATTCACCGGAGCATTTATAGATAAGCCGGAGTTGTTTAATACGATTATTGATGGTGAGCTTATTAGTCACAATAAAAATAAAGAGTTTATTAATTTGTATATGGCATTTGATATATATTATTTGTCAAAAAAAGATGTTAGAAGCTATGTTTTTACGAAACAATTGTCACCATTACAAGAAAATAAAAATAAAGACGAAGACGAAGACGAACAATCACAATACTCAAGTAGCAGCAGCAGGCTTGTTATGTTGGATAATACTGTTAGAGAAATTAAAGTATATATGAAGTCGGTTTCGTCCCTCAGCGGTGTCGGAAGTGACGGTAGAAATACAAGTAGCACGCGTGTCATTAGTAATTTACCATTTCGTATTGATGTAAAACATTTTGAAATCGGTTTTAAAGGTAATGATATTTTTGAAGGATGTAAATACATTTTAGAAAATGAAGAAAAAGGATTGTTTGAATACGAAATTGATGGTCTTATATTTACACCAAACTTTGCTGTAGGACATAATTCTGTCAATGAACCATATAAAAAGGAATACTATAAACAAACATGGAACTCGTCGTTCAAATGGAAGCCAAGCGAATATAATACAATTGACTTCTTATTGACAACCAGTAAAGAAAATGGCGTTGATAAAACAACCAATTCTTTCTCGGCAGGCGTTGAATACAAGACGGTTGTATTGCGTGTCGGTTTTGATGAAAGCAAACACGGCTACATAAATCCATGTCAAGATATGATGGATGACCGAGTATATGAAAATATAAATAAAGAAGAAGATAAAGAGAGTGGTTATAAGCCAGTTCAATTCTTTCCTACAAATCCGTCTGACCCCAATGCCGGTATATGTAATCTCATGTTAAAAGAAGACCCTACCGGAGAAAAACGAATGTTCTCTGAAGCCGGCGAAGTCATTGAAGACAGAATGATTGTTGAGTTTCGTTATGACAAGGCGCGCGAAGAAGGATGGAGATGGGTGCCGCTTCGTGTTCGTTATGATAAGACTGCGGATTTGCGCGCAAATGGACGCAATTTTGGTAATGCGTATCATGTGGCGAATAGTAATTGGCATTCAATACATTATCCAATCACAAAAAATATGATTTCATCTGGAAGTCATGATGATGGTGCGGATATTTTAGTGTCACAAAATGAAGATGATGAGGTGTATTATAAAGGCGATAAATCGTCAAATGAAACGAAAGGGTTGAGAGATTTCCATAATAAATATGTGAAAAAATTGTTGATACAAAATGTATCAAAGCGTGGAAATACGCTGATTGATTTGGCGGTTGGTAAAGCCGGTGATTTACATAAATGGATTGCTTCCGGATTGAAGTTTGTTCTTGGTATTGATATATCAAAGGATAATATCGCAAATCGTTTGGACGGAGCATGTGCCAGATATTTATCCACATTTAAAAAATCGCAGAATCCGTATAAAAATCAGCAGTCGCAGTCGCAAAACATGCAAAACATGCAAAACATTGTAAGCGCATTATTTATCAATGGAGATACATCTAAGAACTTGAAGTCAGGTGATGCGTTATTTAGTGATAGCGATAAATTGGTTGCGAGTGCGGTTTTTGGAAATGGTGTGAAAGATGCGAACAAGCTTGGAAAAGGCGTTTATAGGAATTTCGGTGTAGGTAAAGACGGATTTGATGTGTGTTCTATTCAATTTGCGATTCATTATATGTTTGAAAATATGTATAAATTGACAAACTTCTTGACAAATGTGAGTGATAATACAAAGGTTGGTGGATACTTTATTGCGACTTGTTATGATGGACGAACTATGTTCAATATGTTGGCAAATAAAAAGAAGGGTGAAAGGGAAACCTATTTTAACGATGACAATAAAAAAATATGGTCTGTAACAAAACAATATGATATGGGCGAATTTTTAGATGATGAGTCATCAGTTGGATATGGTATTGATGTGTTTCAAGAGTCAATTAATAAAACATTTCGCGAATATCTTGTGAATTACAAATATTTAAACCGACTCATGAATAATTATGGTTTTACATTAATTACAAATGAAGAAGCAAAGGCGATGCGTTTGCCAAGTGGTAGTGAAATGTTTAGTTTTCTTCATACACAGATGACGAATGAAAGCAAAAATGACCCAGACGCAAGTCGCAAGTATGGTGATGCGTTACAAATGACTGATATTGATAAAAATATCTCTTATTTGAACCGTTATTTTGTGTTTAAAAAAATGAATAATGTAGATACCACACAAGTCACATCTATTCTCATGAAGAATGTGCCTATGGCTATGGTGAATGCTAATGCTAATATGGCGAATGCTAATGCTAATATGGCGAATGCTAATGCTAATATGGCGAATGCTAATGCTAACGCTAATATGGCAAACGCTAATGCTAATAAAATCGCGCGTGTTGGTGTATATAACGATGATAGTAAATATCCAGAGAGTGAAGTATATAAATCTGGAACACAAATTCAGTTTATTCCATTTAAAGGCGACATTGAATTGATGAATGAAAAGGCAAAATCAAGCGTAGATATGGAAATGTATTCTATTACAAAACCGAGAGATGCTGAAAATATATCATACATGATTTATCAAGATAATAAAGGTGTGCCATATGTTCTTTATGATGGAACCACATCCATTTGTGGAAACTTTATTCCATTTATAAACGACTATTTGGGTAAAGGAAAACTAAAAGTCAATGATAATTTAATTAAGTATGTTTATGGAAGCGAAATCAATAGTGAAAGATATAAGAAATGTAAAAGCTCAATCAATAAACAAATACCCGAATTGAAAGTTGATAGTGAAACGGCAGACACTGTTAAGTATTCATATGGTGACAAGGTTGTCAGCTATCACAATAAATCCAGTATTGATATGTATTTGAATATTTTGAAACAGTTTCCAGATGTTAATCACGCATTCTTTCTTGACCCACCTTGGGGAGGTAGAGAATATAAAAACTATGATTATGTGTTATTTGGTTTAGGTGGCGAAAGCTTGGTTGGTATTATAAATAAAATTAAAAATAATACATCAAAAAGCGTTCATCTTTACATTAAAGCTCCTGCCAACTTCTTCACCGAAGAACTTGAAAAACACAATATTCCTTTTGAAAAACGAAGCGCAGCAAAAGACATAAGTGGAAAAACAAGCGAATTTAAGGGATTTATGATATTATATATTAAAATCGTTGGCGCATTTGTTGCGCCTACTATTACGGTTGCTGCGCCTACCACAGTTGCGCCTCTAACAAAAAAAAAGCTTAGAATAGTTAAGCCAAAAACGGTAGTGCCTGAAGCGACAAATGTAAGCGAAGCGACAAATGTAAGCGAAGCGACAAATGTAAGCGCAGCGACAAATGTAAGCGAAGCGACAAATGTAAGCGAAGCGACAAATGTAAGCGCAGCGACAACAAGTCAAAGTGAAAACAAAGAACAAGAAC